CCAATATTATTACTGGAGAAACAGTTACTTCGAGTGAAATTGTTGACTTTTGGGGTAAGGGATTCCAAGATGATGAATATGAATTACTTCAAAGAAAATATGAACAATACACAGATAATTATCCATCTAAAACTATTCAAGAGGCAAATTTAATTAAGACGATATGTATGCTAGAGGTTTTAAGGGAAAGAGCTATAGTTAAAAATGACCCAAAGGCATTTGAAAACTTAACTAATCAAATTTCTAAACGTATGGAAGACCTTAATATTTTACCATCTAAAATGAGTAAATATGGAGAAGACGATAATTTAAGTTATGGAAATTTAATAGCTATAATTGAAAAGAATGAACCTATCCCAGATGTTCATCCAGAGTACGATGATGTCGATAGAATTAAATGGTGGTTAAATCGTTATTTCTTAAATCCTATTAAAAAGTTAATGAACAACGATTCAACTCCTTATACAGAGGAGGATGAAAAAGGATATGGGGAATAAATTAAGATATAAACAAAGAAAAAATTTAAAAAAGGATAGCTACGAAAATTTATTAGATGGTGTAAAAATATGGACTGAATATTTTAGGAAAAATCCACATAGATTTTGTATGGATTGGCTAGGTATTAATTTGTATTGGTTTCAACAAGTATTGCTTTACATGATGAATATATGTACCAATTTCTGCTTTACGGCATCGAGAGGTGAACCTTTGCCTCACTATATAGAAATATATAGTTAAAACCGAGCAATATCGGTGAAGGCTAAATTGATAAATATAACAGTCAACAAGCTAATACCGAGGTAAGTCAAGAAATTAAAGAGTTTTGACAACCGTAACGCATAGTGATTGAAACTGTTTGAGGGATAATTACCCTCCGCAGAATATAATATCACCAAGAGTGCTCGGCATCTTACCAAGTAAAGTTGAAGATGAAAATATATGCTAAACTGGGTTAGAATTGACTAACCGATGAAAATGAGGGAAACCTCCAGAGTATAGGATAAAAAGCCTATAGTTAATAACAAATTGTTAGGAAAAACCTTTTTAACTGCGATATTCGTATGTTGTAGAGCAATATTATATCCAGGTTCTAAAATAATAGTAGCATCTGGAAATAAAGACCAAGCGGGATTAATTATAACTGAAAAGATTGAGGATTTACGAAGGAACTATCCTGCATTAGCGAAAGAAATTAAGAAAATTCAGAACAATAAAGATAATGTTAAATGTATATTTAAAAATGGTTCTGTAATTACAGCAATAGCTTCTAACGATGGGGCTCGTGGACAGAGATGTAACATATTAGTTGCAGATGAATATCGTCTTATAAAATTAGACGTAATCAATTCGGTTTTAAAACAATTCTTAACTAATCCAAGAAAACCACCATTCTTAGAAAAAGAAGAATATAAAGATTATCCTCTTGAGCCTAACTTGGAGATATATTTATCTAGTGCATGGTTAAAAGTCCATTGGAGTTATGAAAAATTCACCACTATACTTAGTAGAATGTTCGAAGGTGGTAAAGCATTTGCTTGTGCTATTCCTTATTTGGCTTCTTTAGACCATAAACTTGTTTTAAGAGATAAACTTGACGAAGATAAAGAAGATATGGGTGAATTTGTATTTAATATGGAATATGGTGCTATGTGGCATGGACAAAGTGGA